CGTTGCGGGTGAGCACAAGGTTGTTCTCTAGGCCAAATGTTCGCCAAGGTTCGTTACGCCTTGACCGCCCTTTCGGGCTGCTGCATGTCACCATGCAGAGCAGACTATCTCTTCACCCTCTTACGAGGGGCTGTGCGCTTCCAGCCACTTGGCTGTACTCCCTTTCGGGATAGTCGTTACACCTTCCGGTTACCCGGCTTGGTTCGGTGTTGTCTTTACAGATGTCCACCGAATTCACACAGTTTTTTTCCTAGGGTTACCCCTAGGGGAGACCGATTAGTTAATCTCCAGAGCCTTCCTCGTGATCATGTCAATGGTAAGCAGGCTATTCGCCATGATCAAAGTCCTTTCAAATTAACGGGCCTGGGCCTGCAACTTCCGAATCTGGCGCTGGCGCTCGGCTTCAATCCACTCTGACGTGCTCAAGGACTTGATTGACCTTGGGTCCGTGGTGTCAATGACACCTGTGGTTGAGGCCCGCGCCGACACCGGACGCAGCGGTGCAGGTGCAGAAGTGGTTTTCTTGACCGGAGGTTCCGAGGCCACTTTGACCTCGATCTTTCCAATCTCCTTGGCTTGCAAAATTGGCGACAGTCGGGAGATGCGTTCCGCTTCCTTAGGGTTGGCACCGAGGTAATAAGCTACGTCAGGGCCTATATCTGAAGCGCGGATCGTTTCAGCCATCACGTTCGTGATCGGCAACTTGGGGTTCAACGCGACTTGTTCAAAGTCTTCGTACTTTTCCCGAGCTTGCTCTTCGCGGTCCTGATAAGCCTCCAGCATTTCTGCCTGACGCTTCTGCGCCTCGCGTTGCGCAAGCAGTTGTTCAGCCTTTTGAAGCGCTAACGCATCTGCGTAGGCTTCCGTAGACTCAAACTGATCCGCTGACGGGGGCGTGGCTGGCTTCGGCGCGGGCTGCTGTACCCGCTCTCTTTCCCACTTACGCTGCTCTCTTGCAAGCCGTTTTGCAACGATGGCGTCTAACTCTTCTTGAGTAAACGTCTTCGATGCTGGCTTTTCTTCCGGCGATTCTGACGTGGCCTCTTGAACCACAGGCATCTCGGGCGCAGCCGTTGCGTCCGGTGCCGGCGCGGTGTCGATCTCCGCTACAACTTCTGGATTTGTGTCCATCACGATTCCGAAGAACCCCTGGTCAACGGGCCAGTACGTTTACATAGTATCACTTGGCCTCCAGCGCCGCAACACGGGCGCGGAGAGATTGGATTTCCTTGATGAGCATCGGGACCAGCTTGGAGTAGTCCACGCCCCAAGTACGCTCAATTTCGTCGCCGTCATCGCCAGGAGTGACGGCCTCCGGGGCTACTGCGTGCAAGTCTTGGGCGATGACACCAAACCGTGTATGCCCGCCAGCTTTCCAGTCGTGTTGGACGATTTCAATCGCGTCAATCACGGGTGCTGCATTGGCAGCAGGCTGGATGTTTTCTTTGAGTCGGCGGTCTGAGGATGTATTGAACGCAGTGGCAGACCCGTTTGTAGAGATGCTGCCTACCGTCCCGTTTCCGTTGACAAACTCAAAGTGCGTGCGGGAGGTTGTGATGGTGCAGGCATTTCGCAGGTATGTGCCACTAGCATCCTTGGCTAAGATAAATCCCGCGTTTGAAGAGGTTGGGGTTGTCGTCGTCCCCACCAGCAATTCGCCCCCACTCGTCAGCGTCATGGCCTGCGTGAAGCTGATCGCGTTGCCTGCGGTGCCGGAGGGGGCGATGTACCAAGTAAACGCGCCGTTTTCTAAACCAAACCTTTGCGCCGCCAATCCGGATGTTTTATAGCGCCATTGCCCACTTCCGTAATAAGTGTTTAAGCCAACGGTGTTGGTGTTAGAACTATAGGTACTTCCATTTCCGATAGAACCGTTGCCAGGGAAATCAATGTAGCCACCGGAAAGCCAAGCACTCGGCGTCACCCCCAGGCCGAGGTTGCCGGAGGAGTCGAGGGTCATCTTCAGGCTGTTGCTGACTCCGAAATGCAAGTTGGTGGACGCGGTGTCCAGCCCATAGATTCCATTCGCCCCAGCAGTCAGATAAACGTCCGCAACCCCCAAGCGATTGACGCGCAGCGTGGTTGTTGAGTTGGAGCTAATGTCCAGCTTAGTCGTCGGCGAACTCGTCCCAATCCCGAGGTTGCCGGAGGAGTCGAGGCGCATGCGTTCGGTGCTTCCGGTGTTGAAAGCCAACACTCCCGCAGTTCCCCAAATGCCCGTATTGATAGTTGTAGAACCGCCAGTAACTTGAAATCCGTTGTTTGACTGAACAATTCCAACCACATCTAGTTTTGTTCCCGGCGAACTCGTCCCAACCCCGAGGTTCGTGCCGTCAAACGTCAGCGCCGAGCTGCTGGACTCGACCTTGCTGCCGTTCAGATAGACAACCGTGTTGGCCGTGCCGCCCGACACCGGCGCCAGTTGATACTGGCCGACGGTGATCTTCTTGGACCCGGCAGCACCTGCCGACGAGTCCACGATGTACAGCAGATCGGCAGGATCAACATCTGCGCCATTAAGCGACGGAAGATCCGAGACTTTTTTATCAGCCATGATTTACGCCCACATCCTTGCAGGTGTTGCAGGGAAAACTTGGAAAGCCTCCAATTCTGGAGCGTCGGCAGTGTGTCTAATATTAACATGCCACCCTTCGACCGGAGCCATCTCGTCCACCGCGTCACCGCTGCCGTCCGGGGCAGGCAGCACCTTGCCCGTGGGCTTGTAGATCGTGCCGATGACATCGACAGCGGTGTACTTGGCTCGGCGCTCTTCGCCGTCGCCCTCGAACAGCACGCCGTTGGCCTCGGCCTCGTCAGCAAAACGCAGGAAGTAGTCGGTGTACATGGCTGTTCCTTACGCTGTGATGCTTTCGAGTTCTGCTTGACTCAGGCGACGGGGGTAATAAGTCACGCGCTTAAGCCAGCCGTTTAGCGGGGTAATGTCGTCTCGTTTGCCAATATAAAGTGTAGCCAACAGATCCGGCAAGGTGACGCTTGTATCTGTGGCGCTGGCTGTGCCGTCAAAAGCAGCTTGCGAATCATTTTCTTTATACGCCAAAGCGCCTTTAGTGCTAAATCGTTCAGGCGTTGGCTGATATTGAAACTGAGTTGTAGACGCAAGAATAGTTGCCACTGGTAACCCAGGCGCCCCGGTGCTTGTTATGTTGAGGATTAATTCATAAGCACTCGCAACCGCCCTGCCAATAGACGCCATTGTCCTGCCTGTCTGCGTAATTACAGGTACCTCCGCCTGAGCAAACAGAGTTCCTTCAGTCGCATTAAACCAAGGCGTCAACGTATTCACTGTCGCCACATCAGTCGAGCGGGTGAGCGCGGTGGCGACGGTGGGGATGTAGCTGGTGGGGAAGGCTCCGGCTTCGAGTTGAGCGCCCCACAGGAATAGGCCGGAAGTGCCGTTGCCGGTGTATGAACCCGTACTACTTGGCAAATCCAACAGATACAACAATATGGTTGACGAAGCTGTTGTTGTTGCGGTTGCCGTTACACTGATTCTGTACCAGCCATTATTTATGGTTTGAACCGCAAGAGTTAAACCTGCTGACGGCGAAGGGGATGTTGTGCGCCATGCCCCTGTTGATATATCAAAATTGGCGGTTAAATTGCTAGTAAACGCAGCGGCAGGGAACAAAATGCGAACCGCTGTTCGTTCCCCTTGTTTAACAAATATTGAGTATGTGTACGTTGTACCAGATACAAATGAAGATAATTGGGCAATTGTATGTGTGCTAGACGCTGTGGTGTCTTCAACCAACTTGTCACCATTTGATTCGCCGTCTGGCGAAACAACTGTGTTGGCCGTAATGCTTGAACGCGTTTTTGTCCAAACAGGGTCGTCAAAAGTTGCGCTGTATGTGTAGTTATTCGCCCTCTGCTCCTCAATCAGCAGACCCCGAGCCGCCAGGGTGGAGGGGTTGTAGTCAAAACGAGCTTCATTAATGGCGGCGCTGGTCAGCGTGCCCGCAGAGTTGAAGTACGTCGCTGTGCTGGCGCGGGTGAAAGTAACCGTGCCCGGCAGCCCGCCGGTAATGAAATTAAAGTCCAACGACGGTATGGCCACACCGCCGGACACAACAACACCCTCGCCCACGAGCCAGGGCTCTTGGCTGTTGTTGACAGCGACTGGTGAGGTGTACTGCTCAATCATGCGTAATAGCTCACGTTTAGCGTGGCGCTGGCTGCTTGTTGGATAAACCGAATACGGCTCAGGTCGCCGTCATAGCTCAACGTCACCAGCACCGGCAAAGGCATACCGACACTGGCCGTCGGAGCCGTGCCGTCGTCCCGCCAACGCACGCCTTGCGACTCGGCAATGATGATGGCCCGCGTGGCGCCAGCCGGCACCGTCAGCCCGGTCGAAGCCGACAACGAAGTAATCTGCTGGTAGCCCAAGCAGTTGGTGGTGTATTTCAGGCCCATGATGCGTCCTTATGCCAAAAACTTCAGCTTGTACAGGCTGCTCAAATACAGCCCCACGATCTCGTCGATGATGTTCTGCAACGGCGTGTCGTCTTTCTTGCAGACCTCGTAGCGCATCTTTTCGACGTCAGCCAACGAGTCCTCCAAAAACTCCACGATGTTGCCAGTCTTTTTGGCGCTCATCAAGGAGATCGGGCCGATCAGCCCGTGCCGCCCTTGATACGCCTCGGCAAACTTGTCCGCCAGATCGACAATGCCGTCGTAGAACTCGTTGAGCGCCGAGTGCTTGGCAAACGACCGAGTGTTTAAATGCACGCTGTGCGCAACGTCCCGCGCCAAAAACAGCGTGCCAATAAAGTCCGCACAGCTCACTGCATACCTCCTTGCGGCATTTCAGGAACGATAGGCGTCTGCCGCATCTGAGGCGAGCCGGCCACGATGTCGCCAGTGTCCATTGCCGCAGCAATCGTGCCCATTACGATGTCCTGAATCTGCTCAGGCGACATACCGGCCTGCACCGCGCTGATTCGAGCCGTTTCAGCCTGATACGCCTTGATCTTGGCCTCGAACTCCTTGATCATCAGGTCGCGGGCTTCCATGCTCTGATTGACGTTCTGGAGCATGTTGAACATCTGCTCCATCTCGGCGGCCATCGCCTGCATCTGCATCTGAGCTGCCTGCAGCGCCGGGTTGTTGTCGCCGTCTTCCATCAGCTTCGGGTCGATGGTGCGTGCGAAGCGCTTGGCCAACTGCTGTGCGCCCGGCCAGTCCATGTTCTTGACGAACAAGTCACCCGCCACCGCCCACAGTTGCGGGTTGGTCTGCAGCAACTGAGCCATCGCCTCCAGCGCTTCTTGGCGCTTGGTCGCATAGCCCGGACCCGTCACGATACGCACGTCGTACTTACCCACGCCGGGGTTGTAGACCTTGCGCATCACCACGCCTTGCTCATTGACCATCTTGCGCACGGGCTCTGGCTGAGTCGGATCGACCTCTACCATCTCCGTCTCGCCGTCTTCGCCAACGATGCGCAAGATACGCTGCGTGTCGTAAATCTTCGGTGCCAGATCGACAATCTGACGCACGATGTGCCGGATGGCCCGCGCCAGGTTGTCGCCGTAGTGGTAGGTGCCGACGTCGCCCTCGCGCTGGCGGGCGAGGATCGCCTTGCCCGAACGCTCGTTGGACTGCATCCCCAACGAGGCGTTGTACTGCCCCGTGACGGCCTTCAAGTCCTCCGAGGCGCCCATCTTGGCCTGAATCAGGCCCGTTTGAGCCATCGGCGGCTGAGCACGCATCGGCAGCGGCAGCACGGCGCCGGAGCCGTCGGTCACATCAGGGTTGACCTCAAGGTACGGCCAGTTCTGCGTGTTGGCCGTCTTCCATTGCATCTCGTAGCCTTCAAACTGGCCACCGTATCCAATGAAAGGCGCTTTTGGAGCCAGCGCCAGCATCTCTGCCTCTTGGCTCGTCCAGTAGTTGTACATGCGCTGCGCGTCTTTGGCGTTGCGCACCAGACCGCTGACGTAGATGCGACCCTCGACCTCAAATTCGTTACCAACGACTCGCACGACCGGGATGTACTTGCCGGCCCACTCCTGCTCTTCAAGAATTTCGTAGCCGTTGATCTTGCACCACTTGATGCGCTTGCGGTCGGCCTCGCGGCTGCGCAACGGCTTGCCGTAAATCGCCTTTAAGTCGCGGTCTTCTGGCGTGTTGGCAAACACCGACTGCCCGTTCGGGTACAGGTGCAGCTTCTCGCGGCTGTACTCGATGTAGAAATACTCCGCAATCCGCACCGTGTTTTCATTCAACCACTGACTGATCGACTGGTCGCCCACACCCAGGCTCATCAGCGTAGACATCGGCGCGGCGTTCGGGTACAGGCGCTCGTACTCTTCTTTTGTCAGGTCTTCGGTGATGAAGCACCACTTCGCATCCGCCCCGCACGGGTCTTGGATGGTGGGGTCCATGTAGACGCTGAACGAGTTGCGAATGCGCCCGATCTTGATGTCCTGATCGAACGTGTCCTCGTCGCAATACTCCGTCAGCAGCCGGATGTAGCCCTCGCCGTAAGAGACTTGGTTTTCGCACGCAGTGTCGTAGGCGACGTCGGCGTCGGAGATGTACTCGATGTGCCGCACAAGGCCGTTGAAGATTTCCGCGACCTCGATGTCCGCTTTGTCGTCCGCCGGAATGACCTTGCCCATCGGGCGGTTCATCCGCTGGTCGTTTGTGACCTGTCGGACGTGCTGCGGCAACTTGTTGATCGTCAGGCAGGGCCGGGCGTTGATCGTCTGCCCTTGCACCGCGCCGCGTGTGGCCAGCACGTCCGCTGGCCATTGCCAGTTGTTGTCCGGGCTGCCTGCGTAGAACCGCAGGTCGTCGAGCTGATCTTCCCGCGATTCAGAATACGCCGAGATGGCCATCGACAGCCGCGAACGTGCTGTGGCCAGCACGTCGGAGTCCGTTTTGTCCTTGGCCGAGCCGCCAACGGCGACAGCCGCTACGGCGTTTATCCCGGTGTAGTCAGCCATGTCACTTGATCTTGCTCAGAACCTTGGCCACCGTCGCCTTGACGTTGACGCTGCCGTCGTTCTTACCGCTGCACATGGCCATGTGGGCGTTGGTCGGCGTGTTGCGCGCCGGCATACCGCCGTTGCTGACTTTGGGCTGCTTGGCCTCGATCATGCGAATCTGCTGCGTGGTGGACTTCATTTCTTGCTCCTGGGCATGGGCTTGGCGCCCGACTTCTTTGCGGCCTCGCGCTGCGTGCTGTAGGCAATGGCTACAGCCTGTTTTTGAGGCTTGCCAGCAGCCATCTCGGCCTTCACGTTCTTGCGAAACGCCTCTTTAGAGGCCGATTTGACGAGAGGCATGTTACTTCCCCTTCGGTTTAGCCGTTTTGGCCGACTCGCGGAAGGCTTTGGCCGTCGGCGCGCCCGGAGTGCCCGGTTTGCGCATTTTCTCACCAGAACCGGCTTTAATGCGCTCGCGTTTGGCGTGAATATTACTGTAGAGCCCTGGTTTGGTAGCCATTTTCAGCACTTCCACCGTTTGAGCGCCGCTTTAGCGCGTTCGCCGTCTTTGGCCTTGGCCGCTACGGACCCCATGCGGGCGCAAAACGACGCTTTGCGGCCTTTGTCGGCCTCGGTCTTGGGGTTTGGCGCTGGCGCCTTGAGGTTGGAGCCCGTTTCGCGGTTGTACTTCTCGCGGCCCTTGGCCGTCAGCCCCGCGCCCTTGCTGACGGGCAGCTTTTCGCCGCGCCCGACGCTCAAAGAGACTGACTTTTTCGTGGCCACGGGTTTACGCCCCCATCCATGACGCTGACGCGCCAATTCTAGACCCTGTGACGAGCGTTCTGGGCCTCTCACGCGCTTCGCGGGTGGCCACCGGGAACGCGAACGTCACCGCGATGGCGTCTGCGGCGTCTGGAGAGGCAAGGCCACGCGATTTCATGTCCTTTTTCGACTCCAAAAAGATCGTCCCGCTGCTGTCAGGCTTGGTCTGGGGGCCGGTCAGGTCGGCTTTTAGCTGCCTGTCCTCGGTCATGCTGGCTGTTTTCAGCCATTCCCGCATCGCGCCCCAGAGTTCGGCCCGCTTGTTACCCCACATGATACTGTTTTTGGCCTTCCAGCCAAAATTCACCCCGCGCACCTTATACCGCTGTTCCACCAGCCGGTCAAGGATGCCGTACCCCAGCCCGCCCTCGTCGATGACCGTCAGCGCCGGCTTGAAGTCCTCTATCGCCTCGATGACGTGCCCCACCACCGTCATCGTGTCGTCGCCCCGGTAGCGCCGCAGCTCCACCAGATCGCGCCCCTGCCTGACCGCAATGACGGTCGAGTCGGCTCCTGATCGCGCCGGATCGACGCCGATGACGATAGGTGCCTCGGGGTCTTTGTACCTAGGCCGCTTGAACGCCTGATCAACCAGCGTCGGCCCGATAAACTGACCGTCGCCGAGTGACGGAAACTCACCGTACACCTCGATCTTCGCCTGCGGGCTGTCCTCGCCGTACTCCGCAATGATCTGGTCGTAGACCTGCTTGTCGGTGTCCTCGACCGTGCGGCTGTCCACTTGCTTCGTGCGCCAGAAGTCGCGCTTGCCGTGGAAGCACTCGTAGAAGTACCCCTGCGGACGACGCGGGTTGCTGAACGCGCACCAGAACCTATGCGGCGTGTTCTCCGAAAAGAAGCCCTGCGCGACCTGCCAGATGGTGTCCGGGATACCCGACGCCTCGTCAAAGATCAGCATCACCCCATCGACGTTGTGCAGACCGGCGTAAGCGTCCGGGTTCTCTTCGCTCCACAGCCTACCTTCAGCGCCCCAGTACCGCGTGCCTTTGCGCAGGTCACGCTCGACCAGATCGGTCAGCCACTTGGCCGGCGTGATGCGCGTGGCGCTGATCTCAAACCAGTGGCTGTTAATCGACATCGCCAACCACTTGGTGATCTCCGACCAAGTGACGCTGCGTAGCTGCGCCTCGCTGTTGGCGCTGACCATGACCGACGCGCCGATCTTGGTGGACAGCATCCACAGCACGAGCCAGGACACGAGGGCCGACTTACCGATCCCCCGCCCTGACGCCACCGCCAGCCGGAACACCTCGAACGCCTCTTTCGGGCGGTTGTTCTTGATGTGCGCCGCCATCTCGCGCAGCACCTCGCGCTGCCACTTGCGCGGGCCTTTGTGCTTGGCCAGCGGCGTGTTCGCCTCGCCCCAAGGAAACGTGAACATCACGAACGCCTCGGGATCGTCGGCAATGCTGGGCGCCCACAGGCGCACCATCAACTGCTGCTCATCGCCGGGCTGATACTTGATCGTTTGCATGGGTGGGTTTGGTTGACTGCAACGCCTGCTGCAGCGCGTGACTGACGTCTATCTGCTTGGGCTGGCTCGGCTCGACGTCGATGACGTCGGTTTGATTGACGCGGGCGGTGGCCTGCTCCAGCGCCAGGGTGATGCTGATCGCCTGCGCGCCTGTGACCTCGACCTTCTGCGCCGCCGTCCAGTCCGCACGGTGCTTCAGATACTCCATCGCCATCTTTGCGTCGCCTGCGAGCGCGGCGTCGCGCACAACGGTCGCCATCGCGGCCTCGGCATCCGCGTGCCCCTTGGCCACAGCAAACTCAGCGATGGGGTCCATCTGACACAGACGCCGGAACTCGACCGGCAACAGACCGGCGTTGAGCGCAAGTGCGTCACCCTTCAGCCCTAACTTCGCGCTGGCGTACAAGCGCTCCAACAACGCCTCGGTCGCCTTGACCTCGCGCACCGTGAGCGGCAACGATCTGAACGTCATGCGCGGATGGTAGCGCAATTTTGTTGGACGGTGTTGGGTTTAGCTTCGGGTAAAAAATTTTGTGCTACCCCTTCGTTTTTGTTGGCCCTTGCCGCCGGCCCTTCCCCTCCCCCCCCTCCGCTTTAAGCCCGCGGCCCCCGGCCGCCCGCTGCAGCGCTCCTCGCCTACGGGCCGGGGGGGCCACCGCCCCGCAGGTCGGCCTCATGCGGGCGCCCCCGGGCCGGGTTGGCGATGGCCCCG